GGTTCTGGAATTGTTCTCTTTGGAGACAAGACTGGTCTTGCCAAGTCTTCTGCTTTTGATAGAATTAACGTTCGTAGATTGTTTATCTACTTGGAGAATGCTATTTCTGCTGCAGCAAAAGATCAATTGTTCGAATTTAACGATGAGACTACAAGATCAAACTTTGTAAATATTGTCGATCCTTTCCTTCGTGATGTTCAAGCTAAGAGAGGAATTCAAGATTTCAGAGTTATTTGCGATGAAACTAACAACACAGCAGCAATTATTGATAACAATGAGTTTGTTGCTGATATCTTCATCAAACCTTCCAGATCTATTAACTTTATTGGATTGACTTTCGTTGCCACCAGATCTGGTGTCTCGTTTGAAGAAATCATCGGAACCGTTTAATTTTAGAGGTATCTAACAATGGCATTAAGAACAATTTCAGATTTTAAAGCTAGACTAAAAGGTGGCGGTGCTAGACCGAATCTTTTTGAAGTTGAGTTAAATTTCCCTACAGCAGTTGGAGGTCTAACTGGAGCAAGTAATGATTTAGCAAACTTTCTTGTAAAGACTGCTGCTCTTCCTGCTTCTAACGTCACTCCTATAGATGTAGCATTTAGAGGTAGAATTCTAAAAATTGCTGGCGATAGGACTTTTGATACTTGGACGGTTACAGTTATTAATGACACAGATTTTGTAATTCGCCATGCTTTCGAAAATTGGATGAATTCTATCAATAACGTTGAAACTGCTCAAGGTTTAACCGAACCAGCTACATATTACTCTGATGCTTATGTTCATCAACTTGATCGTGACGGGCAAAGATTGAGATCTTATAGATTCCATGATGTTTTCCCAACTAATGTTTCCCAGATCGATCTTTCATACGACACAACTGATACAATCGAAGAATTCACCGTAGAACTTCAAGTTCAGTGGTGGGAAGCAATTAGAGGAACGGCACCTGGAGCAGGTGGTGATAACATCAACTAAATAGATAAGACGGTTTAATTTTATAAAATGGCAAAACTTTTTGGATTTTCTATTGACGATAATTCCAAAAAACCAGATTCTATAGTATCCCCCGTCCCCCAAACAAATGAGGACGGGGTTGATTATTATATTCAATCCGGATTTTATGGTCAATATGTAGATATTGAAGGCGTATATAGAACAGAATTCGATTTAATCAGAAGGTATCGTGAAATGGCACTTCACCCAGAGTGTGATGCTGCCATTGAAGACGTTGTAAATGAGGCAATTGTCAGTGATTTGTATGATTCTCCGGTTGAGATTGAGTTAACAAATGTAAATGCCAGCGACAAATTAAAACAGAAAATCAGAGACGAATTTAGGTATATTAAAGAAGTAATGGACTTTGATAAGAAGTCCCATGAAATTTTTAGAAATTGGTACGTTGATGGAAGACTATATTACCTAAAAGTTATTGATATTAAAAGACCACAAGATGGCATTCAAGAGATCAGATATATTGATCCGATGAAGATTAAATTTGTTAGGGAAGAAAAGAAATCTAGCAAGAATAATCTAATATCAGTAGAAAGGGCAGAGGATATTAGAAAGAATATTTACCCTGAAATTGAAGAATATTATGTTTATACGCCAAAACCAAATTATCCAACGGGAACTTTTTCTTCAGCAGGAAATACAAAAGGATCTATTAAAATTGCCAAAGATTCAATAACATATGTAACATCAGGTCTTTTTGATAGAAATAAAGGAACTTGTCTTTCATATCTTCATAAAGCAATTAAAGCACTCAATCAACTGCGTATGATTGAGGATTCTTTGGTAATTTATAGATTGTCTAGAGCCCCAGAACGTCGTATTTTCTATATTGACGTTGGTAACTTACCAAAAGTAAAGGCAGAACAATACCTTAAAGAGGTAATGTCTCGCTACAGAAATAAACTTGTTTATGATGCCAATACTGGTGAAGTTCGTGATGATCGTAAATTTATGAGTATGATGGAAGACTTTTGGCTTCCAAGAAGAGAAGGTGGTAGAGGAACAGAAATTACCACTCTCCCTGGAGGTCAAAATCTTGGAGAACTTTCTGATATTGAATATTTCCAAAAGAAACTTTACAGAGCACTTGGAGTTCCTGAATCAAGAATTGCGACTGATGGTGGATTCAATCTTGGAAGATCATCTGAAATTTTAAGAGATGAACTTAAGTTTGCTAAATTTGTTGGACGTTTAAGAAAACGTTTCGCAAATATGTTTAGTGATATGTTGAGAACGCAATTGATTCTCAAGAACATTATAACTCCCGAAGATTGGGATCAAATTAATGACCATATTCAATATGACTTTTTATATGATAATCAATTCGCTGAACTAAAAGAATCCGAGTTAATGAGCGAAAGACTTGGATTAGTTTCAACTATGGAACCTTATATTGGAAAATATTTTTCCGTTGAATACGTTCGTAAAAAAGTTCTTCGCCAAACTGATCAAGAAATCATTGATATTGATGCTCAAATTGAAAGAGAAATTGAAGATGGAATCATCCCCGATCCTAATGCCGTAGATCCAATTACTGGAGAACCATTGCCACAAGAAGGTGGTCAAGTTGGAATGATGGGCGATGTTCCACAAGAACCAGATTTATCTCAACAAGAAGTTGATGTAAATGCTGAACTTCAAAAAGATACCAAAAAGGCTGAGATATAAATAAAATTAAAGATTCTAAAATTCAAATGGAAGACCTAGTTGATTTGATTGCTACAAATGCTTCTCCCTCCGAAGTATCGGATTCGATTAAAAACATTCTCTTCACTAAAGCATCTGAAAGAGTTGATGCTTATAGACCTCAAGTTGCCTCTGCTTTGTTTGGTGAAGAAGAGCAATCGAATGAAGGTGAGGATGAAGGTGAGGAATAACTAAATAATTAATATAAAATTTGAATAAATATGTCTGCTTTTAAAATAGTACAAAAAATTGCCAAAGTTAGTGGAGGTTCCACTAGCAATCCAATTTCACTACAATCTGGATATTTAAGAATTGCTCCAGAGGCAGATGCTTATGTTGAGATTGGTTACACTCCAACAATTAGCACTTCTACCAGTTTGTGGTTAAAAGCAGGTGAAATTGTTGTGATAAAAGAACCAATTAGATCTCAAGGTGTAGTTGGAGTTACAACAGGATCTACAACTACACTTTCTTTACCAAGTGGAACTGGTTCTTGTGTAGATGTTGGAGACTATGTTGCTCTAACTGGAATTCAACCATCAGGAATCAATACAACATTTGCCCAAGTTTTAAATGTTTTAAATACTGATCCTAGAAATGGATATCAGTCAGATAGAGTTGTATTGAATTGGAATACATCAGCAATTACAGGTGTTATTACTGCTACAAGTGGTGCTGAAATAAGAAAGGCAGTTAAAATTGCCACAAGTTCAGGTGGAGATACTCACATTACCGAAGTTCAAATTACCAATTCACTCTAATGAAACTCATCACAGAAGAAATTCAAAAAGTAGAATTTATTACCGAAAAAGTAGGTAGTAAGAAAAATTTATACATCGAAGGAGTTTTCCTTCAAGGTGACATTTGTAACCGTAATGGTAGAATGTATCCTATGGAAACTCTTTCTCGTGAAGTAAAAAGATACACTGAATCTTTTATTGATAAAGGTCGTGCTCTTGGAGAACTTGGACATCCTGATGGTCCCACTGTAAACCTTGACCGTGTTTCTCACAAGATTGTTTCTCTCACTCAAGAAGGAAACAATTTCAGAGGAAAAGCACAAATTCTTGAAACTCCAATGGGTAAAATTGCCAAGTCTCTCATTGGTGAAGGAGTTTGTCTCGGTGTTTCTTCTCGTGGTGTCGGTTCACTGAAAATGACCAATGAAGGTCATAAGATTGTCGGTGAAGATTTTATGTTAGCAACTGCTGCTGATATTGTTGCTGATCCTTCTGCTCCTGATGCTTTTGTTCAGGGAATTATGGAAGGTAAAGAGTGGGTTTGGGAAGGAGGAATCCTTCGTGAACAACTTGCTTCGAATACACAAAAAAGGATTAATACACTTGTAGATCAAAAAAGACTTGAAGAGCATAAACTAAATCTCTTCAATGAATTTCTTTCAAATCTATAAATTATAAATAAATATAGATTAATACACAAATATCTAAAAAAATGTCCGTTGGTAGCAATTTACAAGAAATGGAAAACGTAGTAACCAAAGGAGCTGCATCTGCCGAGCCAATGCACAAATTGACCGGAACTACTCCTGGTCAAACTGGTAGTTGGGAAGATCTCGGAGGTCCTACTCCAGAAAATTATAAAACAGATGACGACTCCGCTAAACTCAAGGAGCCTTCAGCAACACTTTCTCAAGTAAAGAATGTTGTCAATAAAGGTGCTAAACCTGCTGATCCTATGAAAAAAATGTCAGAGGAAGCAGAAGATGAAGAATCTGAAGTCCTTGATGAAGTTGATAATGAAGTAGTTTCCGAAGCCTCTGATAAATCTGAAGAAGAGGAAGAAACTCCTAAAAAGAAAAAGAAGGGTGAAGAAGAAGAGGAGGAAGAGGATGAGGATGAGGAAATGGCAGAAGAGTTTGACATTGAAGAAGATGTCAATGCTCTCCTAGAAGGTGAAGAACTTTCTGAAGAATTCCAAGAGAAAGCACGTACCATTTTTGAAGCTGCTATCAAAGCAAAAGTTGCTGACATTAAAGAGCAACTTCAAGCACAATATGAAGAATCTTTGGTTGAGCAAGTAGCATCAATCAAAGAAGAGTTAACTGATAGAGTTGACGCATATCTTGAGTATGTTGCTGATGAGTGGATTCAAGAGAATGCACTCGCAGTTGAGCACGGTCTTAAGACCGAAATGACCGAATCATTCCTCCAAGGAATGAAGAGTCTTTTTGAAGATCATTATGTAACTGTTCCTGAAGATAGATATGATGTTATCGAGAGCATGGTAG